TGTCAATAGTAAATCTATTGCATTTATATCATTCGTGTTCTTATAATATATGTCATGATTACCTACTATCGTATGGACTGTGATGCCCATCTCTTTTAGTCTATCAAAATAATTATCCTTAGCCCACGTCAATGCAGCAAAATCAATTCCCTTTCTACTATCAAAAGTATCACCCATATTAATAACTGTGGTGATACCTTCTCTCTCTAAAGTAGGAAAGAAAACATTATTATAAAACTTCAGGAAATAATCGTGAAAAAGTTTTGAGTTTTTACGACATCCGAAGTGTTGGTCTGTGATTATGGCAACTTTCATTAATTACGAAGTTTTGCATGTACAGCATCCTTAATGGAATTATACTCCGAAAAGTTGTCTCCGTCAATCTTGTTACTGTCATCAAATACTTCATTATAGCCAGACTTCTCAATAATCTTATTCTTAATTTCTAATTGACGTTTCTCTCTTTGGATTCTGCGTAGAAATGCATAGTGTATGATCTGTGTAAAATATGCAAATGGATTACGAGATTTCTCAGGATTGAAGTTGTGTATATACTGGACGCAATTTTCTATGCCATCGGAGATCATATCCTCCTTGAACATGTAGTTGACAAAGTTTGGTTTGAATGATAAATGGTTCGCAATCTTTAAGAAGCACTCTCCTATGTATCTTGGGATAACAGGTTTAGGTTTATCCTGCAATCGTGCTATTTCTATATCTTCTTGATATCGAATAAGAGCAGCAAGAAACTCCTTATTATTAACGTAGTGTTCAGACCTTTTACGTTTAGCCATAGGTTTTATCATTGCCATGAGTCTTTATCACTATTATGTAGATATTATAACACTTTCATCGATACTTGACAAGTTTCAAAAACCAAGTAGAATAACTCTGTGGAGGTTCAGAAAAATAATAGCTTATTTACTTTTATATAATTTCTCTAAAATATCTTTAGCATCATTAATATTAGAAATATATCCTAATTTTCTATCTAATTTATATTTACTACTACCATCTCCAGTATTTTTTCTCATATATTGTTGATGCATAGTCATCATTTCAACGTCATTTGATTCTGACATCGTAAGGACATCTTTAATATTAATTAAAAACATATCTTCTGTAGTGGTCTTTAACCAAGGTTCTAATTTATAACCCACTATTCCTACTCTTCCTTTTACCTCACTTACAATAACAGGATTAGAAACTAATAAAAGAGTTTCATCCTCTTCTTCAGTAGAAGCTATTTTGCAAAAAATCTCTTCTCCCGATTTAAATTTTACTGTTGCATAAAAGTCTTCTTCTATCATTTTCTTAATTGGATAGTTATTATTTCATAGTTGAAATTTTCTTCATTGTAGATTTTAATTCTCTCAATAAGATGATTAAGGGTATAGTTTCTCTTTGACTTATAGGTACAGTCATCAGAGATATCATATAGAGTTGCTTTTACTTTATCTTTACCTTTTCTGAGAACCCTTCCAATGGATTGGAGATTTCTAACTCTGGACTTGGAGGGACTGGCGAAGATGATGTTGTGCAGCCGCTTAATATTAATCCCAGTACTAAAAGTACCATAGCTGGCAATGATGATCGCATTTGATTCCTCCTCGGTAATTTCTCTAACAAGTTCTCTTTCACTAGTGTCTACACCACCATGAATGAAAAATACTTTTCTTTCACCTTTCTTATTATTATTTATTAAATCGTAAAGCACCTGTCCATGTGCTTCAACTCTGGAGAATAAAACCAGTGTATTACCTTTTAGATCAAGGGAGAGATTTTTAATGAAGTTATTTCTTTGTTCATGAGTAATCAAATATTCTATTTCATCCTGATAGGTTTCAAATTTTTTTTCTGAATGTTTAAGAACAATACATTGTATATCTAATTGAGAAAGGTGGCCTTGTCTCATTAGTTCATCTGTTTTAGTTACCTTATATGATGGTCCAAATAATCCCTCTAACACCCACTTATGCGTCTGTGTACCGTCTAATGTTCCAGTGAATCCAAATCTATACTTAGCATGATGCAATTTTGTCATTATAGATATTAAAGACTTCGACTTGAATAGGTGTGCTTCATCACCTATAACTACATTATAATCCTCAAAGAATGATCGTTCTAGTTTATAGACAGATTGCCATGTGGTAATCGTTACTGGAAACTCATTTGTTTTTTCTTTACCTGCATATATCTTGTGGCAAAATGACTCAGCATCCCAACCATAATCAACAAAGTCCTTATACATCTGTTCTACGAGAGATGTCGTTGGAACAACTAAGAGGATTTTTTGCCCTTTCTCAACGTAATATCTTACAAGAGAATAAATCATCAACGATTTGCCTGAAGCAGTGGGTGATATCAATAGCTTTCTATTATGTTTTAAGGCATCGTATACTCCCTCTACTTGGTATTTCCTTGGTTGATGACTGCAAATAGATCTCATGTAATCTTTTACACCATCATATGATATTCCCTCATTTACCTCAAAGGGAGCACCATAGTAATCATTATCCTCAAACTTATATGTATAATCGTGTCTATCACAGAAAGCAATAATCTTATCTAACAATCCTACATATATCTTCTTTGACCTCAGATCAAATAAGTGAATCTCTCCATTCCAATTCCTATTCCGATATTGAGGCATAAACTTTGCACCCTCTACCTCAAAGGTAAAGTAGTCTCTCAACTCATACTCAATATGAGGTTCTGAATTAATTTTTAAAAATACTTCGTTGGCCTTGGATATTACAACATTGGCCGTTGTGTCAATCACCTAACCCATGCATCTATGGGTATTTATTAAGTATTGTCAAGTCTTTACTTAGGAGGTCTTAACCACAAATTACCTGAAACAGATACACGAGTTTCATCGGTATTATAAAATGGATATACAGTATGTTTAAACATTGCAGGGAAAAACAACATTACTCCCTCAACATCTTTTCCTAATCTATATCCATGATGAGTGGCTCTCCCAAAGATATCATAATATTGAAATTCAAACATTCCTGCTTTTCTATCTTGTTCTTTAACCCCATCTAAAAAAGGAAGACTATTTTGTTCTGCATGTTCATATGGAATTCTCAACCATATAACAAATGAGTAAACTCCTCCATGATCATGATATGGATTAAACTCATGTTTTTTTTGAAAGTTAACCCAAAAACTATCTAACCCTAATCTGTAATTCGTCAATTCTCTCTGATACTGTCTCATGGGATGTTGATTCCCAGCTTTATCATGATATTGTCTAGCAAGAGGATCTAATACGTTCAAGAAAAAATAATCATTTTCATCTTCGAGAACATAACTACTACTAATATTTCCTATCAAATGTTCTTTATGACTTTCACCTTTCTTTTTATTAATTATTCTCCACAAATAATCAATATGCTGTTGAGGTAATCTAGACATAAACCACCCATAATTCATGGGATTTACAACTTGAAATTGTAGTGGTATTTGTTCGATAGCTTGTGGTGTCATTATCCTAATCCTGAATTAAATCTCATGAATTCAATAGCATTTTTAATTTGATACGTTCTGTTTTGTATCACTTTAAGAATACTCTCTAAGTATACTAACATTGTATCATAATAATCAATTTTTAGGGAGCTATTGGATAATCTCTCATCCGCATCCAAATATTTTTGCATGGTATCTTTATCCCTTATCTTTTTAGGAAAGGGGTTCTCTATATAGACATCAGGATCAGCCTTTCCTGAAAAGTACTCATACCTTTCATGTCTTATATTTTTTCTTTGTTGCTCTGCTTTCTTCCTTAATAAGAAGATAGTATTATAAAGTTCAAAGTATTTTGCATGAAGAGAGGGGACGTTCAATGATTCTTCGTGTAGATTATCTCTATCTATTTTTGCATCTTTTTCCCACATCTCTTGAAGTTTATCAAGAGTTACACTCATAAAGGATTGCCAGATAAATCAGTAATATTAAATATAGTATACTTGAAAGTAACGTCTGCTGTAAAGTAGTTTATATCTTCAGCTGTTGCATCAAAATTTAATGTGGATAATGATGTTGGAAACATATTCTTAAACATAATTTTAAAATTAGGATTCTCCGAACTGGTTAAAATTTGAAGAGTTCCATCAGAGTAAAGATTTAGTTGTGTTTTATCAGGTTGTTCTAAATCTGCATTTGCATTTTGAAAGTCTTGTATCTCTTCTAAAGATTCCACATATCCTAAAGCTCTTATCCAATGAGATATTTCATTATAATTTTCTAAATTTTCATCAACAAGAAAACGTAAATTAAAATCTTCAAACTGAACTTTATCTCCTGGATAAGGAATATTCCTACCAAGATATGTTGGTTGTTCAGCTACTCCTAAAGTCAATCCTGGTATATTTGCTTCATTACCTAAGAACGAAACTTTACGTGCTCGGTTTAAAATAAACTTAAACCCAGTAGGTGATAAAAAATTTCTATTCTTTATCTGATTATCGTATATACTAGCCATTCAATCTTTTCTAAGTATTTAGACAAAAAAAGAGACCCCCGAAGGAGTCTCTTGAAAAATATAAGCGTCTCGCTTACATAAGGTTTTTAACAGCAACACGTCTGTAGTAACGGTTAGAGTTAAGGTTAAGAGCACCAAGACCCTGATAGGTTCCTTCTGCGAATGGGTTTGCGACAATGCCGTAGCGAGTCTTAAATCCGATTTTTGGTTGGAAACTGTTCTCTCCCACTGCACGAACCATCTGTAGAGGAACGTATGGGCAGTAGAATATACCAGCGTCATAAGGTGAAGTACCTTTGTAACCAACAACATAGTACTGATTACCAGGTGTTGTGTTACCAGACTGACTAGCACCACCGATGTTTGCAGCATAAGGGTCAATGTAGACTCTATACTTACCTTGAAGAACACCAGCAAATGTGTTACCTGTAGGATCAACCTGTAGGTTAGCATTAAGTGCAGGAGTATAATCAAGTACACCAGCCATTGTTAGTGCAGATGCAACGTCAGCAGAGCAAAGGATGATATTACCCTTTCCACGACGTGTTCTTTGAGCGATTGCGTTAGCATCTCTCTCGATCTGGAATAGAAGTCCTTTGAACTTCTCAACAGACCAACGACCATTTGAGTCAACGTCTAAGTCGAAGATACCAGCAGTTGCTGTGTTTTGTACAGCACCCTGTTCAGCAGACTTGTAGATAGTACGAATAACTTCCCTGTTGATTTCAGCGAGGATCTCAGTAGAGAGGATATTAGCAAGTTCTGCTTCTGCATTAAGACCGTGGATTGCTTTCAAGTCTTGAGCAAGTTCTAAACTGTACTCTGCCTTGAGGGCTCTGGACTTAGCAGTAACGGTGATCTTCTCGATTGAGAAGG